CGCGATTGCCGCGATGGTCGCGACGTTCAACGCGGAGCGAGACGCCTTCACGGCCAACGGTAAAGAGTTCCCCGGCATGCTGGTTGACTTCGACCATTTCAGCCACGACGCAAACAAATCGAGCAAGGCGGGGTGCTGGATTTTCGAGATGGAAGGGCGGCCCGATGGGGTGTGGGCAAGGGGCAAGTGGACGGGCGAAGGCATGGAAGCCGTGACGAACGGGGACTTCCGGTTTGCTTCGGCCGTGCTGTGTGGGTTCGCGCATCTGGAGCGAGACAAGTTTCGGCCGAGCAAGGTGGAACGGGTGGCTCTGACGAATGATCCGAATGACAAGGGGTTGAATCCGATAACGGTTCCGAATCGCAACAACGAACAAGGCAAAACGACGATGAATCACAAAGCACTCTTGGCGCGGCTTCTCGGTCTTCCCGAGACCGCCGACGACGCGGCCATGGAGGCCAGCGTCGGGACCTTCACGACGGCGCACCGGGATATCCCGGGTGTGTTGGCCACCCTGACCGGCGTTCAGAACAGGCTGACCGCAACGGCCAGCGAACTGGACACGACCAAGAACCGGGTCACGAAACTGACCGAGGAAGTGGTGGACAACGACCTGAAGGAGTATGCCGGCGTGATCGAGGACGCTGCCTCGCTCAAGACCGCGCTTCTGGCCAACCGGGACGGTACCATTGCCATCCTGAAGGGGCTCAAGAAGCCGGCGGAAGGCAAGGCTCCGGACAAGAGCGCGGCTGACCGTGCCAACCGGAAGCCGATCTTCAACCGACAGGCTGATGGCGGGAAGAACCCTGGATCAATCGACAAGGCGGACAAGAACGAGAGCGAGCAATACGCCATGAAGGTCGCGAACCGGGCGCAGGAAATCATCAAGACGCGGAATTGCACTCGGGCCGAGGCAACAACTCAGGCGATCCGACAGATCGAATCCGAGGACAACGTGAAGCTTGTCTGAACGACACAACGCAACCGCTAACTATCATCGAAAGAATCTAAAATGACTTCTGCAAAGCAAACCAACACCATCGAAGGCGATCTTGTGGCGACGGCATCCGGTGCCATCACTGAAGGCTATCTCGTCAAAATCACGACCGACACGAGCGACAACAAGCTCCGCGTCAGCCTTCCAACCGACGTTGCCGACGTGACCCCGTATGTTGCGCTTGAAACCGTCGCGGACGGCGTGGCGTGCGCGGTGCGGCCCCTGAGTTCGAACCGCAACGTGCGAGTGGTGGCGGATGGGGCCATCGTGGCGGGCGTCGAGGTGTATCTCTCGGGCACGTTCGGGAAGGTGGTCACGTCCACCGGGGCGGGGTCGGATACGTACTGGGCACCGGGGATTGCCGAGACGGATGCGGCGAGCGGTGGTCTCGTTTTGATCCGCCCGGTCGGTCGAACCGTTACGGTCTGATCCTGACGAACAAACGCAGCAACATACAACAGGACACAAATGAGCCTTCTTTCTGAACTCAGCGCAAATCCGGTTCTCATCGACTACGCGCAGCAAGCTTCCCAGCTTCGCATCGGGCGAGTCGCCGACTTCCTTGCCCCGACCGTCTCGGTTGCGGCCAAGACGGGACGTTACAAGGTCTACGACGCCAAGAGCCGTTTTCGGCTGCCCGACACTCGCCGGTCCCCGGGTAACCCGGCTGTTCAGGTTGGATTCGGGGCGAGCGATGGGACGTACAACTGCACAATCAACGGGGTTGACGTTCCGCTGGACGCCTCCGAGATCGAGGAAGGCCGGTTGATCGGGCTGAACGCGGCCATGGAAGCGGCGGACCTCGCGGCCGAGATCGCTATGCTCTCGCACGAGAAGGGAGCGATTGATCTGGCCCTGACGACTGCCGGGGCCGGGACCGATGTCAACGTGAACAGCGCCTCGACCGACATCGTTGACTCGATTGACACGGCCCTCGTGACGATCCGGAAGAACGTGCCGTACGGCGGCAACATGGAGACTCGGCTCTTGTTCGGCCCGACCGCCTGGAAGCGGTTCAAGAACGCGAGCGTCGTGCGTTCTAGGTTCGTGGCGGCCGGCAACAAGGCGATCCCGAACGTGAGCGAGGAGATGGCTTCGAGCCTGTTCGTTGGGAATCCGAAAATCATGGTCAGCCAGGCGGTGGCCGATACGACCGGCGAAGGCATTACGGCGAGCTACGACTACCTCATTGACACGGCGGTACTGATCTTTGTGGCGTCCACCGTTCCGACTCGCCAGGACCCGAGCTGGATCAAGACGTTTCGGCAGACCGGCCAGTGGCTTGGGCCGCGGGCATACACGACCCAAGACGGTCGCGGCGAGGTGTTCGGCTTCGATTGGGCGTTCGACATCAAGGCGGTCAACACGGCTGCTGGTTCCAGGGTCAACCTCACGGTGGCGTGAGCCTGATCCAATCAAGAAAGGAGAACCGACTATGACTACGCGAAAACACTTCGGAATCTTAGGGGCACTCACGCTGATGTTGGCGGTGTGCCTCCCGTTTGCGGTACACGCAGCGGCTCCGACCACGTCGCTGACTCAGAGCACGACTGCCTCTTTGGTGAACGTGCCGACGAGCATTGCGGCCAGCACTACCGCGACCAATACGGAGGTGGTGGACGTGCGGACGCAGGACAATCTTTTCGTCCAGATTAGCGCCAGAAACGTCTCCACAAACGCATCGGCTGCCCTGACGATCCCGATTCATCGGAGCATCGACGGGACCACGTTTGAGACCACGGCGTTCACCACGTTGAGCCTGTCGATTGACGGGGCTTTGACGCGAACTTGGTGCACCAACATCAACGTGGGAAGCGCACGTTACCTGCTGTTCAACAGGTTCGGCAATGCCAGCACGAACATCGCGACGAACATCACGGTCACAATTTCAGCCAAGCCACCGTGGACCACGTTTGTCGGTCCGACGATCCAGTGACGGTTCGCCCGAATACTTTGGTGTAAGTGGGTTGAATGGGTTGGGGGGCGATGCCGTAGGGTGTCGCCCCCTTTTGAATTCAGGGACAGACAGGAGAGAACACGATGGCCGCGACATGGACAACGATCAGCGAAGCCGACATCCGAACCGTACTGGCTGGGCGCGAGCTTGAGGCGTACCGGAACGCGGCGAAGTACGGGAGCGAGGCGGACCCGGTTTCAGGCATAACGTCGAACGTGGTCGAGTACGTGCGCGGATACATCGCGGCCTACAAACGAAACTCCAACAGCATGGGACCTGCCGGGACATTGCCGGCCAGCATGAAAGAAGTGGCGTTGGCAATAATTTGCTGGCGCATCATGGGTCGAAGCTTTGGCGAGGTGATGGACCCGAACGGGGTGCGAAAGGCGACGTGGGAACAGGCGGAGCGCACGTTGCGAGACATCGCGGAAGGCAAAGGACCCGAGATCCCGGTGAGCGACGCGGCCGAGGATGACGACGGTCCGGTTTACCCGATGGAGTACAGCAACGAGGCAACCAGTACGTTCGCAGAGATGACGCGGGACGATCAGGACGGAAGCTCGATCTGACAATGGGAAGCCGAACGCTACAGGTCGCGGTGAAGAAGATGGAGGCAGTCGGACTGCTTAAATCGAAGCTATCGGCACAGGAGCTGCGCGAGATCAGGACGAGCATCCGGCAACAGGCAGTGTTCAGCGCGAAGGTGAGCAATGGTAAGATCCTTCAAGAGATCCGTGACTTGACGATTGGCGTGTTGCACAAGCGCATCTCGCCTTTCGCTGCCCGTGAGAAGTTGCGCGAGACGGTTGAGCGTTCGCGATACAAAGCCCCGAAAGGCAAGGAAGGCACGATCCAAGACCTGACGAGCAACGCACGACTCGATTTGATTGTCCGGACGAACGTGGACATGGCGCGTGGGTACGGACAGTTCGTGGACGCGCAACGGGACCTTGAGGCGTACCCGTTCTGGGAGATGTACCGGAAGGAACTGCGGCAGGAACCGAGGGACTGGCCTACGCGCTGGCGTGAAGCAGGTCGGGCCTTGAGGCAAGGCAAGATGGTAGCGCCGGTGAACGACAGGGTTTGGCGCACGATCAGCGCGTTCGGCACGCCTTACCCTCCGTTCGATTACAACTCGGGAATGAGCGTTCGGCGGATGGCACGGGCGCGAGGCGAGAAGCTTGGGCTGAGGTTCCCCGCGAGCCAGAAAGAACGAAGAATTCCACCGATGGACCCGCCCCAGGCGAACGTGACGAAGGACCCGAAACTTGCTGAGCAACTGTTGAAAGACCTTGGGACTGGCTACGAGATTTCGCGTGGAGTGATTCGCGGCAAGACGCAATGAAGCTGACGGTCAAACCGAACAAGATCACGGAACGATTGCGCGACATGGCAAGTCCGCAACGCCGTACGGCTGCGCTTCGACGGGCAGGGCAAGCGGTAATTGCGATGCTCAAGCTGTTCTGGAACCGGAAGGACGCGGCCGAACCGAATTCGTTCTTCAGCGCCGGAAGCATCCGGACTCACTTCTGGCGGCAGATTTCCAACTCGGTCGAAGCCCAGCCGACGATCAAGAACGGCGTCGTAACGGTCATGGTTCGTGACACGCGCATTCGCCAGAAGATCAATGGTGGTCCGATTGTGCCGGTGCGAGCCAGGGCCTTGACGATCCCAACGCATCCGGACGCTCACGGCACAAGGGCACGAGACTTGGAGAAGCAACTTGGCATAAAGCTTTTCATTCTGCGGGTCCGTGGGGAAGCATTCCTTGCAGGCAAGAAGGGACGTAGCCTTGTGAAGTACTACTTACTTTCCAAAGGAGTGAATCAAGCTCCATGGCCCCGAAGCATTCCGGAAAAGGCTAGCATCGTGAAGCGGTTCAGAATGGCACTTGCAGACTACTACAAAGACTGGCGACTGAAGAAGGCGTGACGCATGGCAAAGTACCTACTGACAGGGCATGTACTGGACCAGCAAGAGACGGCTCTTGTTGGAAAGGAGGTCATGCTTCAGCGGATGTACTACCCGCAGACGACCGAGAACGGCGTCGTGATGGGGCAAGAGCTTTGGTTTACGTCGGGAGCAGGTGGTGCCATTCCGGCCGGGTTCTACTTGGTGCCAGGGTTGTACCGGGTGGAGTGCAGGGTTGGAGCAGTGGTCAACAAGGCATACCTGCTGATGCCTGACGAAAACGCCGTTCTCGAAGAAGTGCTGATAACCGTAAGCGAGGAGGACACCGTGGTAGGACACTTCCTAACAGTCGCCGCAGTCAGGCTAAGCAGGATCAGGTACAAACTGATTTGGGTGCGCGAGTCCGAAATCAATGGCGATTACGGCTGGTGGGAGAACAAGGGTGACACCGGGACCGACGATGGGGAAAACTTCATCGTGAACGCGGCGGGATTGGTCTACACGCGACGACAATGAGAATCCAGACACTACTCCTTTGCCTTCTGTTCGCGTGCGTTTCGGTCTCGGCTTACGGTCAGCAGGCTAAGCCGGTCAACAGCGTCGCGACGATTGCCGACCTGACAGCCCGACTTCCCGTTGTTGGCGAGGAGATCCAAGTCCGAAATTACAGCGCCACCGTCCTGTGGGATCAGCCTCGCGCCTTCAGGAATGACGCAACGGCAACTAACGCGCACGACGGCGTGCACTACCTCACGAACCGATCCATTGCCGGCCGGTGGGTTTCGGCGGACAGGCTAAGTCCAATTCAACGTGTCGAATGGTACGGGGCCTATGGTGCGGCGAAGGACGGGGCGAACCTTCTCAACGAGCAGGAAAGCCAGTTCACTGATTTGACCAGGGACGCGGCGTGGTCGGGCTATGGCGATGCGCGGCGAGTGTTGACTGACCCGACCGGGACGAATGTCTCGTACGGACTCGCGTCGTTCCCGACTTCTCCAAGTTCTGGCCCGTATGCATCCATGGACGGTTTCCTGCGAGCGCCCGGACTGGCCAACATTCCGCCGAACGGAACGCTGAGTCTCAGGCTTACGCGCCGCGGCCACGGCTACACCAACGCGCAGGAGACGGTCACGGTTGCGCTCAACGACGGCGGTGGGGCACCCGCGAGCTACGCGGTTGAGATTGCGACAGGCTGGGCGGATGGCTATTTCAACGGCGGCGGACTGCGTCTCGTGAGCAGCGCGTCCGGAGGTTCTGGCCAGACGATGGTGCTGTCGTACTACGCGACGACAAACGCCCCATTTGCTGGCCTTCGGAAGCCGCTGGTGACCGGCAGGACGTACAACGTCAGCATTGCGGCGAATCACGTCAGCGGAACCGGCACCGCAACAAACCGTCAGCTTTGGGTAGGCAGTTCGTCGAGTGCCGCCGTCACGCTCACGCCGAACACGGTTGCCGCGACCTACACCGGGACGTTCGTTGCGGATGACGACGATCTTCGGATAGGGCTCGTTGGCTCAACATCGGCCGGCGAGGCGTTCCTGTTGGATGACATCGTGGTCCGAGAGGGCACGATTGCGGCGGACCCGAGCCACGAAGGCGACAAGATCCAGGCGGCGATTGACTGGGCGGTGGGTGGGCAAGTCGTGTTCCCAGCAAATCGCAAGTTCGTTTCGACAAACGGATTCATCCTTCGCGGAGGACAGCAAATCGTTGGCAACGGTTCCTCGGTCGAAATAAGCATCACTGACGGCACGCGGCAAGACGGCTTCCAGATCCTTTCCGATGGTTGCTCGATCGAAGGGCTCGAAATCGAATACAGCGCAACGGCCCCGGACGAGAACGGCGGCGAGGGCGCTCAACAGATCATCGGCCTCGGTCACTTTCAGTTCGAGGATTACCCGTCCGTCCGCAACATCCGGTTGGAGAACCTGATTCTGAAAGGCTACGGAGCGAGTCAGTGGCCGCAGGCGATCAACATCGGCGGAGCGTCGGGCGTTGTGGTTCGAAACATCACGATCCCGGACAACGCGGGATTGTATCAGGCCATCGGCGTATATTGGTCCGGTGATCTTGTCCAATCCATCGGCACGGTTCACCCGCAGAACGTTCTGATCGAGAACGTGGACATCGGCAGGTTGACTGCCTCCGGATCGGGAGGGAACGGAGCGAACGGCATCACGATTGCAGGATCGCGCAATGTGTTGGTGCGAAACTTCCACGCCAGAAGCGTCACGGGGAACTTCATTCGAATCAGCGGCGGCGACATGAACTTTCAGCGGGCGAAGGCGGAGGATGGTGGGGCCGGAATGGCCGGCATCACGATTGACGGGGCGACGTGTCTTGCGATTGGGCGGTACGGGTTCCGGGTTCAAACGCTGGCGAGCTACATCGCAACAAACGCTCCGATCATCGGAAGCAACGTGGTCGTGACGGTGGACGAAACGAACAACCGGATTGTTTGGCCTGGAGGAACGAACGCGGCTCCGGACGGTGCGCTCGTGGTGTTCAGCGGGACTTCCGCTCCGTCAGGCATCACGCTTGGCGAGAGCTACTGGGTGACGTGGAGCGGGCCAGCAGGGTTCAAGTTGCGAGACATCAACGACGGGTCTGGCAATGAGGAGGCAATCGACCTTGGTGCCGGCGCGACGAACTTGATTGCGACGGTCCGGAGAGGGCAGGAGTTCCAACCGTTGAGCGTCACGGCGCGAAACATTGACATCAAGAGCAGCAACGGAACTTACGACGGAATCTATCCGGACGGCGCACAGGACATCGTGGTCGAGAAGTCGCGAATTCGCGGGTTCAAAGCCGGTTTCCTTCCCGATTACACCGCTCCAAACCGAAGGATCACGTTGCGCGATTCCGTGTTCACCGGCAACCGAGGGAACGGAATCCAGATTCGAAGCGGGTACGACATCGCGATTGAACGATGCGTGATCGAGGGGAACGGAATCGACGACCTAAGCGACGACAATAACGCCGGAATTTGGGTGCGGAACGGCGATCGAATCACAATCCAAGGCAACCAACTTGGGTTCCCGACAGGCGAGACAACGCAACGAGTCGGAGTAAAGGTCGAGAACGACAACCTCGATTTGCGAGGAATCACCATCAGGGACAACGCTTTCCTATCAGCGTATGCCGCGCATCACGCCGAACTGAATGCTCCTTCGGTGGCGTGGCCCCACACGTTCAACGTCGTGACAGGCAATAAATGGTTCGCGTCGACGACGACGAGCAACTTCTGGCAGGCGACCGCAACGCTTTACTCGTTCCCTGGATTGAGGGCTGGCGATTCCGAGGCGCAGGCAATCCGATTCGGATCGAGTCTTGCGTTGGACTTGTTGGCGCAGCGAGTACTGATCGGCGCTGATGATTCGGCTTCGATGCCAGGGACGTTCAGCCGGACGGACAACACGGACAAACTGACCGTCTTCCAGGCTCCGCCATACGCCACGACGAACACGCCGGCCCAATTCCTCCGGGTGGACAGCAAGGCGAACTCCACGACGGTTGCGACATACGGCATCGGCGGGAGCGACAACCGGAGCACGACGAAGTTCCTTATCGGCACGGCTGTCAGCGCGTTGCCGGGTGCGGCAATCACGAACATCGGCGTGTTCGACGCGAATCACAGAATCCGCCTTGGTCCCGCTGGAAACGAGCAGACGGACGCGACGGCAGGCGTTGCGCTTGAGGGACCGCTCCCGTTGAGAATCCACCGGATGACGACGGCCGAGAAGAACGCGCTGACCAAGGCGACTGGACTGCTGCTTTTTGACACGGACGCAAACGCTCCTTACTGGTCGGATGGGGTTAGCTGGTACGAGTTTGGTGCAGGTGGTGGAGGTGGCGCGACGAACGGAACGGACGTCTGGATTGAAGGCTCGCAACAAACCACATTCAACCTTCAGGACGGGTCGGAGATTGCCGGGACAAAGACAGGCTCCAATTACACCTACTCCGTCGTAGCTGGAAGCTTGGGAACCAACAAGCTGACGACTGCGGCTTATACCAGCCTTGTCTCTCGCGCCACGCACACCGGCACGCAGACGGCTTCGACCATCAGCGACTTCACGGCAGCGGCAATCGCGGCGGCAGGATTGGGATGGCAACCGACGAACGCAAACCTAACTACGGTTGCTTCGCTGACTGGCGGTACGAGCACAAACTTTCATTCAGGCGACGGCTCGTTCAAGCAGGTAACGACCAACATGGTGCCAGGGCTGAACGCTGCGCTGGCATCTTCGGAACCGCTTAACGCGAACAAGTACCAAGGAACAAACGCAGCGTTGACGACATTGGCCGCAGCAACAGGCGGAAACGCAACGAACTTCTACGCAGGAGATGGGACGTTTAAGCAAGTCACAACGAACATGATCCCGGGGCTCGTCCAGGCCCTTGCGGATGGCGTTGCGAGCGGCGGAGGTGGAGGCGCTGGCGCATACACCAACACGACCGGAACCGGATCCTACGTTCTCGCCGACTCTCCGACAGTCTCGGGCAACTGGGTTTTTGACGAGCTGACCGTCGGCACGTTCACGGTGAGCACGAACTTGTTCTCGGCGGAGGTCGCCTACGGTGCCGGCTGGAACGGAAGCAGCAACGTCCCGACGAGGAATGCAGTTTATGACGAGATGGAACTGCGGGCCCCCAAGGCATCGCCTGCGCTAACTGGGGACCCGACTGCCCCAACGGCGGCGTTGAACGACAACGACACGAGCATCGCGACGACGGCTTACGTGAGAAGGGAGATCACAAATCTGGCATCTGGAGGAGGTGGCGGTTCAACCGTCACGGTCAATGGCTCAGGAACCTTGACCAACATCGCGGACGGCGCAGACATCACGCTCGCGACTTCTGGAGGAACGACCGCAACGCCGACGTTGACGGACACTGGCGTCACGAACGGGACCTACACGCTCTCAGCGAACGGCAACACCGCGACCGTGGACGCGAAGGGGCGCATCACGGCGATTGAGAACTTGGATGATGTCAACGACTTCGATCTTGTCGATGAGTTTGTGGGACCTAGCACCTACACGCTTTTTAATCCTGCAGCAAATAGCGGATCAACAGCTGCCGGCGGCGTTTCCACAACGCTAACAAACTTGCTTGGGACTCGCTGGATAATGACGTCCGGTTCTA